GTACAGTGTTTACCCCTTAGTCCGTTACTGGTTGCGCAAGGTCAATAGTCCAGGAATGCGGTATCGGTTTATTCGCTCTGAAACCATTTGAAGGGTATCCGCCTATTGCATCAAATTGAATGTTTCCAATAGTGAACGATTGTTTAATGGTATGCGGTAAGTAAAGCTTAAACGTGCCGTGCTCCGTGATTACTTTAAAAAGCTTGCCAATGTTTAATGGTTGCCTGGTTTTAAGGGTTTTCATCTGTCGAATCTCCATTTAGGAATCGGCGTAAAACACGCCCATAAGCCGCCATAAGCGGCTTACAGTCAGGTTTTAAGCGGCTATTAGTTCCTCGGCCTGTTGACCGCAGTTCATTAGGAAATCGGTAGCTTGCTGTGCCAGGCCTGAAGCTTTGAAAATAGCCTTATTGTCATTTTTTAAGGCCTTCAACCAGGATTCAATGTAACCAGCGTGGCGTAGATCACCCTTAATCTGGTGATGCTGACAGAGAAACGCAGCGCCCAATTCTGCTACCAGTTCCTCGAAAGCATAGTCAGCGTTACCGAAACGGCCTTTGCTTAAATCTCTGTCGCAGCGTGATTTCTCGCTAGTCCAATGTGTTAACTCATGAAACGCAGTAGCGTAGTAATGCTCGGATGACTGGAATGTGCCAAGTTCCGGCATTCTGATAACGTCACTTGACGGAATGAAACAAGCGGTATCTCCGCCGTGAACGATTCGAGCGCCGGTAGCTGCAATGCGTTTCTCGCAAGCTTCAATCTTGGCATTGTCATTCGGAATATCGCCTGAGGGGATAATCGGGAAATCATCTACTTGCGAAACATTAAACACAAAATAGGCTTTAGCGAATGCGTAGGCCTTTTCTTCGCCTTCTGGATTCGTTGATTTAGCCTGAGACCAAAAGACAATCTTTGTACCCTTTTCACCCTTTTTAACCTGCGCACCCTTGTCTGCCCATTGCTTATAGGTTCCCCATACTGGTACGTCATACCGCAGGCCTGACATGGCGAGAATCAGTCTATTGATGCCGCGATAAGGTTTCTGGCTAACGATATTCTTATCAGCGCCCATTGGTGCATTCCAGGGCTTTACCCACGGTGCTGCGCCCTTTTCCAGTTCTGCAATGATTGAGTCAGTGATTTCTTGATAGATGTTCATTTGTCGAATCTCCGTTAAGGAAGTGAGGATTGATGCTTAGAATGCTTGCCAGAACAATTCTGGAAACGCTTTGATGATGCGATGAAGGTTAGCGTTATCTGCGACATTGGCCGCATCGCCAATGCTTGCTGCAAAGCTACCAAAGCGGCCTGAGCGTAGGTTTTTAATCGCCTTTGCGGCTAGTTCACTGTCTGCTAGGAAATCGTCTGCTAGGCTTGCTGATGAGTTATCTGGAAATGTTTGCATTGTCTAATCTCCCTGGTGGATTGAATTACTGATTACTACAGTAGTTATTATGCAGATTATGTGCCATGCCGTAAAGCTTTATTTTCAGGTCTAATGTGTAACAGAAACTGTCACATCGTGTAACAGTGTAACTGTTACAGTGTGACACTTATATGGTTACATATATATATATAGCTTATAGGTTATTGTCCTATATGTAATATGGTCAGTATGTTGCGGAAAAGGTAAGTTGGTAGTATGACAACAACCGCTCTCGCATTGTCATTTTCCTATCGGGTAAGGGAAACGCTATCGATGCCAGGATATCAATGCGTGTATGCTATTGATCATGGTCTGATTATGGTTTGGTAATGGTTTGGTAACTGTCAATCTGGCAAGGTTGTCATCTTGGGAACTCGAATGGTCTAGGTGGGGGTGGTTTGGCGTGCCCCCCAACTGGTTCCCCCCAAAAGTTTTTTCTGTTTTTTGGTATGCTTGTTTGCGTTGGAGACCCGATTAACTCGCGTCAAGGATAGAACCAACTGACACCTCGGAAAGACGGGGCTGACTGGTTCCCTAGGCTTCTTCGCTGAAGCTCCTCTCGTGGTGAGAGTTCGCCCCTGGTTGTCAGGGGCTTTTTTTTACTTCTAAACGACCTTCCTTGCGGAGGTCATTTTTTTGCCCTATCATGATTATGTGGTGATAGGGAGGTTAGGTATGTATAGTGAGGGTGGTATGGAGATTATGGTTGAGAGAGGGGTTGTGATGCCGCCTAAGTTGGAGAGTCGGTATCCGCATGGAGAGATGGAAGTGGGTGACAGCTTTTTTGTGGTGGGGTTAGGGATGCAGGTTGTGCTGAACGCCAACTGGAGGGCGAGTAAGAAGTTGGGATGGCGTTTTTCCGCAAGGAAAGAAGGGGATGGTATTAGGGTATGGAGGGTGACATGAAGGTAGTGGAACTAAGAGAGGACTATGTGGACATGGCGCAGGATGATTACTGGGGTGCTGTACACCAGATGAATCAGGCTGAGTTGATTATGGAGTTACGTCGGCAGCAGGACAGGTCGGCAAAGCTGCTGGCAGAGTGCTTGTCAGAGTTGTCGAGAATTAAAAGGGTGGTGAATGGATCAGCCTACGCCTGAGGAGAAGTATCGAGAGGAGTTATTGCTATCCAGAACGGTTCTCAGAAATGAGATGAGAAGGGCGTCACACGCTTACACGCCGAAAGAGAGGCGGGAGTTAGTAAAGACCTGGAATGAGGTCTACAAGCCTGAGATCGCAAGAGAACTGTTGCGGGTAGCAAGGAACAAAGAGGCAATGTATCGCATTGCTAACTGGAACTTAGGTGAGTTTGATAAGGAGCGTCGTGGTGGCAAACGATAAGTATTCGGATATTACGGTCGTTGCCATTTATGGCGATGGGCGAGGACGGATAGCCCTGCCAGCTTTGAAGAAGACTGCGGCAGCACTGCCTGGCAGCAAGAAGTTGCTGATCACCAATGTGGCGGTAGCCGCAGACGTTCCGCAGAAGCTGACTGCACATAGTCTGGACTACCATGCTTATTCTGAGTTTGTGCTGTACGGACTGCATCACTACATTGACACCCCGTATGCCTTGATCGTGCAGCATGACGGTTGGGCGTTGAATCCTGATAACTGGCGAGATGAATGGCTGACCTACGACTATGTGGGTGGGCTGACACACGCAGCCTTAACGTCCTATGGCCTCTACAAGACCATGTATACCTGGTGGGGTGAGTCAGATATCAGAACAGTACAGAACGGCGGCTTTAGCCTGCGTAGTAAGGCGATGCTGGAAGCACCTTCTAAGTACGGCATCATGCGTAATCAACAAGCCGAACCTATGTTGATGAATGAAGATGTTCAGGTCTGCTGCTTTATGCGGCCTGCGTTAGAGAATGTGGGTATCCAGTTCTGCCCTGATGAACTCTCTAAATACTTTTCTTTTGAACATTTGGGCCCACCTCATGAGGGCATGGACTTGACTAAGGTGTTTGGTCATCACGCCAGGTTCAGGCAGTTGATTGATGATGACAAAGTATTGTGGAAGCTAACCAAGGAGCAAATGGAAGGCATTCAAGGCGAGGAAGCGGTTTACGATTTATTTTCTGATTACTATAAATATGAAATGCTAATGGCATGAAATTTAATCTCGCGCAGTTTTACAAGTTTTGCTCACAGTTAAAGATTGAAACCAAAGAGCAGGGCTTAAAGAAGATGGATGTGCTGCTAGGCACACAAACGTATGTGATGGATGAGATCACAAGAGGGCTGGCTGAAGACATCCACTTCTTTGTGATCCTAAAAGGGCGGCAGCTTGGCATTACTACTATCTCTTTGGCTTTAGACCTTTACTGGCACTTCATACACAATGGACTTCAAGGCACACTCACCACAGACACAGAAGAAAACCGAGATATGTTCCGGTCAACCCTTGCCATGTACATGGAAGGTCTACCCAAGGAATACCGGATACCGCTTCTTGCCCACAACCGGAATCAGCTTCAACTCAAGAATCGCAGCCGCCTCTTTTATCAAGTCGCGGGGCTTAGAGCAAAAGGTTCACTTGGTCGCGGTAAGGCCATTACATTTCTACACGGAACTGAAACTTCGTCCTGGGGTGATGAAGAAGGACTAGCATCACTGCTGGCTTCTTTGGCTGAAACCAACCCGAATCGTCTGTACATCTTCGAGTCCACTGCGCGTGGCTTTAATATGTTCCACGATATGTACGTCACCGCGAAACGCGCAAGAACACAAAGAGCAATCTTCTGTGGCTGGTGGCGTAACCAGTTCTATTCTGTCGATGCTGATTCACAGATTTACAAGGTCTACTGGGATGGCAAGCTAACACCAGAAGAAAAAGAGTGGACACGCGACATTAAGAAACTCTACGACGTAGAGATCAACAGTCGGCAAATGGCTTGGTGGCGTTGGAAGCTGCATGAGGGCATCAAAGATGATGCGCTGATGTATCAGGAATTCCCGCCCACTGAAGACTACGCATTCATCATGACGGGAACTTCGTTCTTCTCGAACGCCCGTTGTACGGACATGATGAAGATCGCCAAGAAGATTGGTTGCGACTACTACCGCTACAGCATGGGTGCGAACTTCATAGACACAGAAGTCGTAAAGTCTACGGAACGCTTGGCAACTTTAAAGGTATGGGAGGAACCCGTTGATACGGCTTATTACGTTATTGGGGCAGACCCTGCTTATGGCAGTTCTGATTGGGCTGATCGCTTTTGCATACAAGTCTACCGTTGTTACGCTGACGGTATGGAACAAGTTGCAGAGTTTGCGACACCGGAGATGAACACCTATCAGTTTGCTTGGGTGATTGCCCACCTTGCTGGCGCTTATAAGAACTCGACATTGAACTTGGAAGTCAACGGCCCTGGTCAGGCAGTTATCAACGAACTGAGAAACCTGAAGCGGCAGGCAGCTATGCTGACAGGCCAACAAGGGTATGACTTGATGAATGTGCTTGGTAGCATGAGCAACTACATTTGGCGTCGTAACGATACGTTAGGCGGTATCAGTAACAGCATCGGCTGGATTACGACATCACAGACCAAAGAGCGAATGCTGTCGTACATGAAGGATTACTTTGAGCGCAACATGATGGCGGTCTACTCAACCGAGTTGATTGATGAGATGAAGACCATTGTGCGTGATGGTGCGAGTATTGAGGCCACTGGTCGCAACAAGGATGATCGTGTGATGGCTGCTGCCCTGGCAACGGCTGCGTATGCAGAACAGTTACAACCCAGACTGATCGCTCAAAGATTGACCCGCGATACGTCGCGCAAGACAGATGAGATGACACCGGAACAAGTGGCAGTCGGACGCAACGTCAGCGA